TCCCAGCACGTCGTCGTAGTCCGGTGTCCCGCCTGCCGCGACGGGCAGGATGATCTCTTCCCATACTTCCGCAGTGGCCAGACGGTGCTGTAGCCGGAAGTCTCCCAGCAGCGCGATCTCGTCGGCGGCCAGCTCGAACTTGACCGATAGGTCGTAGACGGTGCTGTAGCCTGTCACATGCCACACATTCGTGCCTTCGTCGTTTGCCCAATATCCCTCTTCCACCTGCCGCCGGATCGACTGCACCGAGGTGATGACCGGAGCCTTGGGTGTCAGTACCCCATCGATCGGAGTGCCAACCCTGCCAGACCAATCTGGTGGCACTTCGGCATCGGTCAGCGCGTCGATTTCCGGGGCGGCGGCAAGCATCCGCAAGAGCGCCGACCCATCATCGCCGGCCTCGACACCCTTGATGCGCAGCGCCATGATTTCGGAGCCGAGCTCTCCGAAGAGCACGATGTCGCCCCGCTGCGGGCCATCATCGGCATCAATGAGCTGCAGCAAGCGCGTCTCGCCCGGGCTTGTGACGACCTGGCGCACGATCGACTGTCCCACGGTGTCCTCGGCCGTGATCTTGCGCCAGCGCAGGGCGTAGTCGGTGCCGTCCGCCATCTCGACCAGATCATCGATCTCGATGAGGGCGCCCGTCATGCCTGTGACCCGCGCGGCCCGGTGGGCGCGCACGAGCACATCTGTCGAGACCAGCACCTGATCCCCGCGGGTGGCGGTGCGCATCGCGCCGTCCTGCCGGGCACCGAACGTGTCCGGACGGTAGATCAGCTCGTACATCCGCCGCCGCGTCTCGATCCAGATCTCGTCAGGGTCGGTCTTGCCCGGCATCTCCAGCGTCTCGGTCAGGCTGATCTCGCCGGTGTGGCCCGGCCAGGGCACGATCCGCTCCGCCGACTCCCAGTCGGAGGTCTCGTCCTGGAACGCCACCCGGAACCCGTGCGGCGGATCGAAATACTGCCGCGACCAGCTGAACTCGGTCGAATTGCGCGGGCTGATGTGATCCACGGCCAGCGCCTGCGGCCGGTCGATCACCACCGTCCATTGCAGCCCGTCGTGCCGCCAGGTGGCGCGGCCGGCGGCGCAGATGGCATTCAGCGTGTCGCCGAGCGTCTCGTCCTGGTCGTGGATGCGGTCGTATTTAAGCCCCTTTCCATCGCACCAGGAATACCAGTCCGCGAGGGCATCGAGATCGAGGGCGGCATCCGAGACCGGGAACGGGTTCCCAGGCCCCTGCAGCGCCAGCCGAAAGGCCGTGGCGGGGTTGCGGCTCGGCTGGTTGGCTAGCCATGCCTCGCCGTCCCAGACCGGGCCGAGGCGGGCGCAGACGGCCGTCACCGTGTCGAGCGCGCCCGAGAGCTGATAGGTTGCGCGGATCCGCATCGAGGCCAGTGCCAGCGGCCCCGCGCTGTTGATCGGGTATTCCGGGCGATGCGACTGGATCGCCGCCAGCACCGTCTTGTCGGATTGCGTGGACTTCGTCCGTTCGTCCGTCAGGCGGGTGACCTCGATCTCCCAACGGCCGCGATGCGGGAGGATCCATGTGTGGGCCCGGAAGAACAGCGCGCGCTCTGCGTCCCTGATCACCAGCTGCGTCACATCGATCCATTCGATGTCGCCCGGCGCCCTCTGGCGGATGCGGATCGCGACCTCCAGCGATTTGGTGTCGCCGTCGTCGTCGATCTTGAACAGCCCTCCCGGGAACCCGATGATGACCGTGCAGGCCCAGCTGTCGAACGCCGTGAACCGTTCAATGGGGGTTTCAATGGCGGGCCCATCGATCACGTCGCCCACATCGTTGCGCGGTTTGGGACGCACCAGTTCGGCATTGGTGGCCTCCTCCAGCACCTGGCGCGGGTAGAGCAGGCAGGGCTCGTCATCGGGCCAGCCCTCGCGGATCTCTACCTCGACGTCGTCATAGCTGTCGATCGAGGTGTCGCCGATCTTGAGGTCGCTGATCTGCATCGGTCCCGGGCCAAAGCAGAAGATCGCCCGGACATACTGGTTGTTGCCGATCACCTCGGTGTAGCTGGTGGCCGCGAAGGGCGGCGCCATGCGGATGCGGCCCATGACTTCGGGCACGGGCTGGTTGGCACGGATCTCGTTCTTGAACTGGCCGATCGTGTAGCGTTTGTCGACCTCGTCCGCCTTGGGCGCCTTGACCGGCACCAGCGCCGAGACCAGCATCGAGCCCACCACCGTCAGGCCGGCGGTGATCAGGCCGGTCGCCGCCCCGAGCGATCCGATGCCGGTGGCGCCGACCCATGCGGTGGCCAGCGGGCCGGCGAGCGCAAAGGCCACGACCGTGACCACAATCATCATGATCGAGCGCAGGGCGCCATCGCCAGGCACCACCCGGATCACCACCCGCACGCCCGGCCGCGGCCGGCTGATCGCCCAGGCCGAGTGCGGCAGGACGGTCATGCCGCGCTCGGTGACCAGCGTGACCCGCAGGTGGGCCTGATCGGCGGCCGTCATCCCCGGCATCGCGGCCGCGACCATCTCGGCGATCGTCATGCCGCCGGGCAGCTGCAGCTCCACCCGGCCGGCGCCGGGATCGAGCAGCGGGGCGGTGAGGACCGGGACCATGTGGGTCATGCTGCCGCCTCCAGGCGCGAGCAATGGCGCATGATCCCGGTCAGCCGCCGCACCCAGCGGGGCGCGTTGCTGGCTTCGATCCGCGATCCGGAGCCGCTCATGTGCAGCATCGCGGTGCCGGTCACGACGAGCCCCACATGCGAGCGCCAGGGGCCGCGCCGGAAGATCAGCACGTCCATCGGCCGGGGATCGCTGACCGGCACCCAGACCGGCGGCATGGCCACCTGATCGACCAGGCTGGCCACCTCGCGCGATTCCAGCGCGCTCGGATAGTCGCCGTCATAGGCCGGCAGATCGATTCCCATCTCGCCGGCATAGACCAGGCGGATCAGCCCCCAGCAGTCGCATCCGCGCCGGTCGCGGCCGAGGTCACGATGCGGGATGCCGAGGTAGGCGTCGGACCAGCTCATGCTGCACCCTGCGCATTGTGCGACTCACTCAGAGCCGTGCAAGGTCGGCATCGGAGGGCGTTCGAGCACCCTCCGACGCCTGTCATCCTCACATGCCATTCACACGAGAGAACTTTCGGAATGAATATTGAGCCCTTGACCTTCGGGACGGCCACATACCTGCCCCGGGCAAAAGATGAGGAAAGGTCCAACCTCTTCGTGGTGACCTTCGTCATCGGATACACCGAGGATAGTGGAGGCGTGGACATTGGCGGCACATTTGAACTTGCCGTCGGCGTGCCAGTTGAAGACGGAGACCAGCCGTACACTGCGATTGAGCTTGCGGGGGCTCGCCTTCTTCCTGCGACACTTCGGGATCTGGCTGACGCCGTTGAGAGGGATCTCGGGCGATCCGATCGTGAGCGGGCCCAAAGAGCACAAAGTTCCTGACGGTCATCTCTTCGCTCCTGTTCATCTGTGCACCCCCGGAAACCGCTCTTTCGTGAAGCGCAGCCACGGAAAGCGCTCCTCCTCGATGGGCTCGCGGCTGAGCGACAGGCTGACCTCGCCTGCATCGCCCTCGGCCGAGATCAGCCGCAGGTCGCGGTATTCGAGTTCGATCAGGTCCGGCGACGAGGCCAGCACCACCGCCATATGGACGGTGGCGCGATTGCCGAACGACCGCAGCAGCGTGGCGATCTCGTTGGTGACCGCCTCCAGCACGATGGTCGCCGCCGCCGGCGCATCCTCCAGATCGCTCGGGACCTGGGCGCTGGCGAGGATCCAGCGAAACGGCTCGGTCAACGGATTGCTGCCCATCCACGTCGAGCGCGTACCATAGATCAGCGGCTCGGTGCTGATCCGGTCGGCGTTGTCGGTCGAGAGCCGGATCGGCGCCGTCAGCGCCGGATGCTCCACCATCAGCAGCACCACCTCGATCTCGGCCGAGCTGGCCGTGTCCTGGGCGAGGCGGGCATTGAGAGAGAGGCGCCTCATGGCATCACCGATACGCTGAAGCTGATCTGGAACCGGACGCCGATGACGGTCTCGGTCGGCATCGCATCGCCAAACAGGCAGAGCCATTGAGCCGACAAAAGCACCGGCGTCCCCTCCGCCGTCTGCACCGGCTGGCCCTCTGCGGTCAGCATCGGCCAGCCATCGGTGGTGGGGTCCGGCATCCAGAACATGGCCGTGCCGAACCCCTGCGCGTGGAAGAAGGTGTCGAACACCGCCTTCTGCGCGCGGCTGGCATCGATCACCAGCTGCACGTTGCGCGACACGCTGGAAAACCTCCGCCGGTACCCCGGCGGGCCGGCATCGGCGGCCCGCTTGAGGCGCGGGTCCTGGTACTGCGCCTGATAGCCCTGGCGATTGGGGCGCGGCAGATCGACGGGCCAGGTGGCGATGGTCATGTCCGCCCCCTCACCGCAGCGCCCTGGGCGAGCGCACGCCCATGGTCTTGAGGGCGCGCTTGGCGGAGCCGCCCGGCTGGGTCATCGCCTGGCCGACGCGCTCGGACAAAGTAAAGGACATGGCCCGCCCGCCGCCGGGTGCGACGGTCTCCTCGACCTCCACGTCAACGCCCCTTGAATGGTCGTTGATGATGATCTGCGGGGCGGGTACGGGGGCTTGCTGACGCATCGCCGCTTCCGGCGAAGGCGCCGAGAGGATGGACCGGGTGAGATCGGCCGGCAGGATGGTGCTGGGCCCGGTGTACTCCAGCTCGGGGCCCCGCTCGCCGACGATGCGGAGGCCGCCGGCATGCATCCCTCCGGACGCGAACCCCGGAATTCCCATTGCCGATCCGGCGAAATTCGCCAGAGCGCCCCAGAACCCGCCACCACCACCACCGCGCACCGCCCCGGCCAGCGCCTGGCCGAACGTGCCGAAACCATCGCCAAGCGTGCCGAGTCCCGCCGTGGCCTCGGTCGTGGCGCCCGCGAACGAACCCATGGCATCCTCGGCAGCCGACAGACGTGCCGACCAGGTTTCGGTCATCGCCTCGTCGGACGGCCGCTCGAAGCCCGTCATCCAGGCCGAGGTGGCGCCGGCGACGTCCTTGGAGGCGAGCAGCTTTTCGAGAGCGGCGCGCTCCGTGGTCATCAGCTCTTGCCAGACGTATTCGAGCTGGCCCTGGACATCCCTGAGGCCGCCCATGCCGCCGACGGAGTCCAGAAGGCCGGCGGCGCGCGACTTGTGGTGCTGGAACAGCCCGACAGACGTGCCGTCGTCGCCCACCGCCAGCGGGTTGAAGGCGCTTTCGCCCTGCACGTTGCCCATGATGCCGGCGATCTGGTGCGGCGCGAGGCCCTTGCCGATAAAGAACTCCCAGACCTGCTTCTGCACATCGCCCGCCATCGAGGGCGCGCCGGGCAGGTTCGCCGCGCCGAAGCCGCCCGCGGCCCCGCCAAGTGCGCCCGCAATGCTGCCGTTCAGAATCACTGTCGCCGCGGTGACCGTCATCGAGCCGACGCCCATGCTGCTGGCGGTCGGAGTCAGCGCCTCGGCCTGGCCGGTCAGGCGGCCCCAGATGCCCTGCAAGCCCCCGACGTCCTGCATCGTGCCGTAGTTGGTGCCCAGGATGGCGTTCTTCAGCGGGTTCGTCACCGCCAGTTCCGTGAACATGCCGCTGATCTCGGTGGCAAGCGCATCGAGCGCGCCGCCGATATCACCGCCCATCAGCTTTTCGACGATGCCGTCGATGGCGCTCTCGGCCGAGGACTGGACACTCTGCCAGGCGGCGGACTGGCGCTCGATGCTGCGGGTCAGCTCGAACTCCTGCAGCGCCGCCGCCCGGATCTCGGCGGCGCGGGCGCTGGTCAGATCGATGCCCTCGCGGCGCAGATCGCGCTCGACCTCCCACAGAGCGATGGTGCGCTGTTGGATTGCCTCATTCTGGCCCAGCAGGCTCTGCTCGATGCGGAGCTTGTCGATCCGCTCCTGCTGGCCCGTCAGGTAGGAGTTGCCCGCCGCGATGCTGCCAAACGGATCGGCCGAGGCGAGGCCCCGCGCCGCCTCCCACGCCTCGCGCAGATGGCCCTTCATCTCTTCGGAGACCTGCATCGTCGCGAGCTGCTGCTCGAAGGCGCGCCGGTCGGCCGCGATCTGCAGCTCCTTCACCCGCAGGCTGTCTTCGCCATGCATCAGGATTGCCTGGCCGATCGCGGCCTCTTCGCGCAGGTCGGACAAAAGCTCCTCTCCGCGCTTCGCGGCAGCGCCTTCCCTGATGGCATTGGCCCGGTCGCGCTCCGCCTGGAACAGCGCCTGCGCCTGCGCGATCAACTGCGGCCCGAGACCCATTTCCGCCAGCCTGGCGGCCTGCACGTCCCAGGCGTGGCGGGCCCTGACGGCCTCGACCTCGGCCGAGTCCTCGCCGAACTGCAGGATCGCGGTGGAGAGCTCCTGCTGCCGGCCCAGATCGGCGAAGACTTCGTCCTGCGCCTTCCGCCGCCTGGCCTGTGCTGCATCGGCATCGGCGTTGATCTTTGCATTGAGCGCTGCATAGGCACGCAGCTCCTCGGCGCTGCCGTGCTGCACCTTCATCTCTTCCAGGCGGATGCGCAGCGCCTCGCGCGCATGTTGGGCCCGAACGCCTTCGACCTCGACGCTGTTCTCGCCAAAGCGCAGCGAGGCTTCCGCCAGTTCCAGCTGCTGGGTGTAGCCCAGCACCATCTTGTCGATCTGGTGGGTGATGGCATTGGCCTGTGCGGAGCCGTTTGCTACCGCCTCGAGCTGCGCCATTCCAATCGCGGCCTTGTTGAGTCCGACCCAAAGCTCGCGCAGCTCCTTCGTCATGCCAGTGACTGATCCGCCGCCAGCCATCGCCGCCTGAAGTTCCATCAGCGCCTGGGCGACCGCCTCGATATCGCCGGCTTCGACCAGCGCCTTGATGTCGGCTGTGCGCTTCTCGAAGTCCGCATAAGAGTTGGCCGCGCCGAGCGAGGCATAGTTGGCGGCAATGTTTGTCTCGGCGCTAAACGGAACTTCGGCGCCGACGCCACCGACCATGCCGCTGGCAATGGCGCGTGTGGTCCACTGCAGCAATCCCTCCTTGGTTTCCTTGTCCAGGAATCCGTCTATCACCTCGCTGAGCTGCTTGAGTTCGGACGCCCGGTCGAGTTCGAGCATCCCCTGCGCGAGCCCACGCACCGACCCCGTGAGATTGCCGAACGTGTCTTCCAGGCGGACATTGCCCAGAAGATCAAGGTTGCTGCGCATCCGGCTCAAGGTGGTGTTCAGATCCTTCAGCTCTTCGTCGTAGGTCCGGGCCTCGCCCCGCAACCTGGACAGCGCCTGAATGCCAGCGGCGCCAAGCCCGATCATGCCCATGGTCAGCAGGCCCATCGGGTTGAGCACCATGGCCAGAGATCCGCGCAGCGCGGCACCCATGGACAGTCCCTGCGCGCGCATCTGGCCCATGATCTGCACGACCTGCGGGCCTTGCTGCATCATCAGCATCCAGGGCGACTGGCCGGCCGCGGTCATCATGAAGATATCGTTCATCTGGAATGACAGGTTGGCGGCGGCGGCGCCGGCCGCCCGCGAATTGTCGCCAAACTGTCTCAGGCCAGCGTTCGTCGGCGCCAGTGCCGCATTTGCCGCGGCGATCCCGCGCGCCGCCGACGCCGCGGATGCACCGGCCTGATCGATGGCGGCGCCGGCAGCGGCGGTCTTTCGGCCGGCCTCCTCTGCCGCAGCGCCAACCGCCTTGACGTCCCCGCCGAAGGCGGCGGCCTCGCGCCGTGCCTGCTCGGCCGCGAGACGGATCAGGACAGAAATGTTGATCTCGCCGGCCATCGCTTGTCCTTTACCTTTCGCGGTTCAGCTCTTCACGCGCCCCATGTTCGATCAGGCGCAGGTCCATCCATGTCTCAGGCGATATCGCGAGGCCCGCGAGATCGAAGCCGTGCTTGGCGGCCGTGTAGTCGAGGCCGATCCAGTAGATCCCGCCCATGCCTCGCGGAGCGGCGCGCCATTGGCCGGAGACGTGCAGGAAGGCGTTGTAGGCTGCCTCGTTCTCGGACCAGATGCCCTCGAATCCGGTCTGATCCTGCCAGCCGCCGGGCAACTCCAGCCCCCAGAGCCGGGCATCCTCGGCAGCTTCATCAAACGCGGAGTCGTCGGCATCGCCCCGCGCCCATGCCGCTCCGGCCTGCTTCAGTTTCCCCGTTTCGCGCCCATCATTGCCGCGTTGAAGCTGTTCAGGATGCCGACGCGCACGAAAGGGATGTCGATGAGCTCGTCCCGGGCCGCGTCGCAGAAGGCGATCGGCTGACCGTCTTCGTCGACGAGGTCTTCGCCCCAGCCGATGAAGATGGCGCGCAGGTACTCTGTCG